TAAATGACGCAAAAGGAAAATAATTATGGCATTAATTTTAAAGCAGGCAGGCGTTCAGCCTCTCGGACAGTTTGACGCTGTTGATACAATCGTTGCAGACGTTGCTACAGGAATCAAGGGTGGCGAGTGCGCTATCATTACAGGTGTTGCAGTTGGTTCTGACCTTGCAGCAGCAGATGCTGATGGTCGTGATGGCTATGTTGGTACACCTCCAGGAACTCGCCCAGTAGTTTCCACAGTTCTTAACAACGGTGGCTCTGGTACTGAGGTTACAGGACCAGTTGGTCTTACTGATGATGGCGGCGTTGGCTACGGAACTCTTTTCGGCTCTGTTCTTGGCGCAACTGTTGGTCAGGAGTCCTTTGGACCAGGTTCTACTGGAACCTTCCTTGGACCACACACAGCAGTAGCATCTGGAAAGGTAACTCTTTGGACCAAGCCAGGTACATACGCAGTTACTCTTGATGCAACCGATCAGAACGCAACAACGGGTCTTCAGACATCTAACCCAACTCTCACCATTGGTGACCCACTATACGCATTCGCTAACGGTGGACTTCTTACACCAAATGCTGGTGGTGCAGTTGTTAATGATTCAACTGATGCAAACCCACTTATCATGGGACGTTTCCTCAACTTTGAGACTAACGGTTCTCTCGTGACTACTCCAATCTCTCTTGCATCTGCAGCTAACTCCCCAGTTGGCCTTCCAGGTGTAGCGCAGCAGCAGGTATTCACTGAGGCACTCATTGAGTTCGGACCAGCAATGATCTGATAGTATTGAAGCGAGGCCTTTTCGTTAAGGCTTCGCTTTTCCGGCTTTTAGTGGCCTATATTAAACTAATAAACCAGATTGTTGGCGTAAGTCGGGCAGTCACTTAACTATAATAGGATAAACAATATGTCAATGTTTAACGCACAGGGAGATATGAACGCAGCATCCGTAAAGGACGCGCTCACAACTCTCGCAAAGTACGCTTCAATTCTTGAAGAAAATCAGCCAGCAAATGTTGCTCTTGCTGGTCAACCACAGATCACTGACGCAAAGACAGATGAGCTTGTTTCTCGCGCAGTTCTCACCCAGGACGGAAAGGTTGCTCTTGCTCAGTCAATGGCTAACCCAATTCGTCGTAACCTTGACTACCAGGGCATAGCGCGTCGTCTACTCGTGATCGATCCGCTCGGTCAGGGTGTCAATCCGAACTATGACCGTGATATCGACGTTGCAGCAGTTGTTGTTTCTTCTAACGGTTCTGGTCCAGAGTCTCGCGTTTTCGGTGACCGTGTAACAGTTCCAACTTTCGAGCTTTACGCTAACCCAACCGTTCGTATCTCTGAGGTTCGTCGTCGTCGTTTCAACGTAATCGACCGTGCAGTTCAGAAGGCACGTCAGGAGATTATGGCGCAGGAGGACGCAAACGTCTTCGCTGCTATCAACAACTCCGCAACTGTTGAGAACACCGCTCAGGACATCTCCGATGGTGGTCTTCTTAAGCGTGACCTTGTTGAGATCAAGGCTCAGATTGATCGTTGGGACCTTGTTACAACCAAGTACTACATGAACATCAATGAGTTCAACGATATCCTCAACTGGGCATCTGGCGGTGGCCAGGGACCAGGTGGTGGTGAGGTTGACCCAGTAACTAAGCGCGAGATCCTTCAGACTGGTCTCTACGCTCAGATCTGGGGCGCAGACATTATGGTTTCAAAGATTGTTCCTCCAGGAACTGTTTTCGGTGCAGCTGACCCAGAGTTCGTTGGTGTTATGCCAATCCGTCAGGATATCGAGGTTCTTCCAGCAGACGAGCCAAAGCAGCTTAAGCTTGGTTGGGTTGTTTCTGAGGAAATCGGAATCGGAATTGTTAACCCTCGTGGTACTGCAGTTGGTCGCAAGTCTACTCTTGCTGGCTGATAGCTAACAGCGATAATTTACAAGGGCTCTCCCATAGGGAGGGCCCTTTGTTTTTGCCGATATATAAAGAGGCATATTCTTACATATTTTTAGCTTGTTGTAACTACATTCCGGATTAACATGACTGATAAACTTCCTCTTGACGCTAAAATAGCACTAACAGCAAAAATGGTAGATGATCTTGAATTCTATATTGAGACCAAATCTACAAGATGCCCAACTGAGCAGCATTTCAAAGTCGTATCTAGAGACGAAGATTTGGGCGTTGAAAGGGCTGCAAGAGTAGCAGCGTTAAACGAGCTAAACGCAGGTATTAAAAAGGTTGCATTTGATACTAGAAGAGTAGATCAGGAGAAGGATAGAAATCCAAGGAGAAATCTTCAGCACTGGCATAGGTCAGAGGATTTTATCGATGATGAATCAAAAGAAAAAATTGTAGTCTTTGATAAGCTTCAGGAAGTCGTAGCAGAGCTGAAGGAACAGTTTGATACTCAGTCAGAGTGGCATGATTCATATGTTAGGGTTCTATCTACAAATCTAGACAGGGTTAAATTAAAAAGAGCAGGTGATTCTAATATAGAAGTATTTAAGCCACATCTTTCTTACCTTGAGCAGCTTATTTATAACCGCTATAGGTACACTCTGGAAGATATAAAGATGGCTTCCAAGTCAGAGATTAGAGAGAGACTCCTTTCCAAGGATGAAGATTTAAAGAATCGTGGAGATTTCCTTATGTCAACTGGAGGGTTTGAACAGTCTAGAAAGACTGGTGAGGTGCATGACTCTAATGATAAAATGCTTTCTTTACTTGAGGCTATTGTGCAGAATCAGAAGACTGAAACAAAGCTTGCTGATCAAAGAAGAGACGCAGATATGAGGGAAGTTATTGGCGCTCTAAATAATGGTCAGGGTAATAACACTAATCCTATTGTATTCAATATGGATAAGAAGTCTGATGATTCTGTTGGTGCTTTGTTTGGCTCTCCAATGAGAAGATCAGGAGAGAAGTCAGTTGAAAGGACTATTACTATTAAGATTGTTGATTCAGTAGTGGAATAAAAGGATTACATGCCAGCAGTAGGGTTTGAAACTTGGTATCAAAAGCAGTGCCCCACCGTATTTCGTGTTGAGAATATTGCGGAAGGTGGCAAGCGCATTCGTATATTTAAGTACCCAATTAAGAACGGCATGTCCAGAGATCTTATGGAGATTCCATATGTCTCCGAAGCTGATATACGACACTCTCTTTTGAAAGGTGAGCTTTACATCAAGATTGTTGCAGGTGAAATTCGAGTTATAGAGTCGAATATTGATCTTCTACAGTTTGATCCATGCCATAGGCAATTTCTTATAGATGCAGGAATTACAGAGGGCTTGGACGCGACCTTTGATGGTTATGTTTCAGCTGAGGTTCCATATCTTTGGAGAAACGAATTCTCTATGATTGGTCCTAGAAATAATTCAAATAGAACATTTACCGTAGCTCCTGGGGATAAGTTTCTTGAAGGTAATTTTAAAGATAATGAATTTCATATCATAGTTGAGCATAATGGTAGAAGGTTAATACAAAACTGTGATTTTATCATATCAGAATCTGGAGGTATCGGTACAGGTTATGATACTATAACTTTTATATCTTTTGTCCCTAATCCAAGATCTGAAATAGTAGCAGATTACGCTATTGTAAATCCAAATATTTAATAGGTATTAAAATGACTTCATTTAGAAAAAACGCATTAGATCAAGAGCTTGATATTAATGGCTCATTCTTTCAAACTGACACTTTACCATTAGCTGACGAGTCTGCTTGTCTTGGTAGGGCTATAGCTGGACAAAGCGGTGTCGTAGCATCTATCACTGTGGGTGCTACTGTTGTAGTATCTGGCCTAACAGGTATGAGTGCTGAGTCAGTTGGTAGATTTTTAGAGATTTCAGGAGCTTCAACTGCTGCTAATAATGGCTCCTTTCTAATTACTGAATTCATAAGTGCTACAAGTGTTGAAATTGCAAACCCATCTGCAGTAACAGATGCAAATAATGGATCTATATCTTGGACAGAGCGTAATGCTTATTCATTAGAGGATGACATTAACTATGAAAGGTCTGATCGTGCAGCTATAAAGGGCGTTGGTTTCGATCAGGCAATACCAACTTATCTCAGATGTACAGATCAGGGAACTCCTGTAGATGCAAACCTATCAAACCTTGCAGGTAAAACAACTGATGCTAAGTCTTTTGTTGTTAATAGAAAG